TGGCACAGCTAGAAAAGCAAAAGGTTTTATGAAAGGTGCAGAAGATTTATATACAGCAGAAGATGATTTATTTAAAATATCTAATTTTGCTGTTGAAAGATTGCGTTTAAAAAATGCTTACACTGCAGCAGGTAGAAAGTTTACAGATGATCTATTAGATAATCAGGCAGCAGACATTGTAAGAAATACAGTGCCTAATTATGCATATGTATCTGATACAGTCAGAGCATTAAGACGTTTACCACTTGGAACGTTTATGTCATTTCCATCTGAAATATTAAGAACTACAACTAACATTGCACAAAGAGCAATAAAAGAAATAAAAGATCCAGCGTTAAGAAATATAGGTATTAAAAGATTAACTGGTTTAGGAACAGTTTTATACATTGCGCCAAACGTAATACAATCAGGTTTTCAAATACTTAACAATGTTACAAATGAACAATTACAAGCATTAAAACAATATCTACCAGAGTGGTCTAAAAATTCTACAATTTTACCCATTAGATCAAAAGATGGTGAGCTTAAATATATAGATTTTAGTCATGGTAATGCATACGATGTAGCAACAAGACCTATACAAACATTAATTAATGAAGTGCAAAAAGGCATAGAAGATGAAGAAGTGTTAATGAAAGGTGTATTACGTGGTATGGTTGGAGCTGCAGCTGAACTTGCATCACCATTTATATCAGAAGCAATCTACACAGAAGCTGCATTAGATATTATTACAAGAGGTGGTCGAACAAGAGAAGGTAGACAATTATATACTGAAAATACACCAGACGGTGAAAAAATTAAAATTATTACAAATCATTTGGCAAAAGCTATGTTGCCTTTTTCATACCAACAGATCAATAGATTATATCAAGCTGCAACAGATAAACCATCTAAACGTGGTGAGTTTTTTGAATTACCAGATGAATTACTTGGTTTTGCAGGGTATAGAGCAGTAAAAGTAGATCCCGTAAGATCTATTGGTTTTAAAATAACAGATTATCAAAGAGGTATTAGAGAGTCTAGACAATTATTTACAGGTGGTGCAGAGTCTGTATTAAAAGGTGGACCTAAAACACCTAAAGATGTAGTTGAAAGATTTTTTGTTGCAAACAAAGCAAGATTTAAAGTTCAAAAAGAAATGTTAAAAAACATAGAAGCGGCAAATATTTTAGGTGTTGATATGAGAAAATTTGGTCAAGAGTTTTCTGAAAGAGGTCTTGGTAAAACTTACGGAAGATTAAGACGAGGAGATTTTAATCCATACTTTCCATCACAAGATATATTTAGAGAGTTTGAACAAATATCTAGAAAAATAGGAGAACCTAATCCTATGAAAGGAGCATTAGGTGCAATTAGATCTATGTCTAGAAAGTTAAATCGTTTAAGATTAGATGGTGAATTTAATTTAAATCTTGACGATTATTTACCTGATACTGATCCACAAGGTCAATCGGCTTTACCACCAACACCTGCAGTAGATCCTGCGGTAATACAAACAAATCAATTAGCATCTGTATCACAGACAGGATTAACACCTTCAGAACAAGCATTGCTATCACCTGAAGAACAGGCTATAAGATTAAGACAAAGGGGAATGGCGTAATGGACGAAGATCAAATCTTACAATCAATCATAGCAGATCCACAATTAACGGATCCGAGTATAGACGTAAGTCAATTAAGACAAATTACGCCTACAAGAACAGAATTATTAGCTAACGTTCCAGAATTTTCAGGATTAAGATTCGACCCTACACAAAGAAGTTACATAGAAGATTTATATAGTGTTTATGGTGGTGGATTACCCATGTTACCAGAGCCGGTTGTAGAAGATACAGCACAGATACCAGGAGCGATAGATACATTATTAAATGTCGGCGGCGGTGGAGGTGGCATGGATCAGGCAACAAGTGACCCTGTTATTACACAGCCTATTCAAGATTTAGTAGATCCAAATGTTGATATAGCTGAAGTAGGATTAACTGGAGATCTAACTCCATCAGGAACTTTTGGTGATCAACCAACTTTTACAACTACACCTGGTACTACTATAGATAATGTAACTGGAGATATAACAAATCCGGATGGAACTTATGGTGGAAATATTGTTGATGACGTTGCATTAACAGGCATACCTCCTGTTACCACAGCAGTAGCCCCTCCAAGTATTTTAAATCCTTTTATAGAAACTCAAACAAGTCCGCTTGCAGACCCTGGTATATCTAGACTAACTGATGATATTGATATTGATACACTTGATGATACCATTGTAACTCCAAGTATTGACAGTGGTAGAGGTGGCACTTCAGCAAGCGCTGCTGCAAGACAAGCTGCAATGGATACTTTCGATACAACACCATCAATAGATTTTTCAGACTTAGATGATTTAGAAGCTGATCCAGGTGCTCAACCTAGAGATGACATAGATACTTCACTTCCAATAGATTCAATTGTTAGAGACACTCTCATTAATACAATTTTTGATGCACCAGTAACTTTAGTTCCAAAAGCAATAGAAGCAATAACAGAAAAAAGTGAGTCACAGAAAGAATATGAAAGTTACACTCCAGAACAACAAGGAGCAATTAATCAAGCCTTTTCTGCTACAGGTATTTCAGGATTAGCAAATAAAAATCCAGTTTCACTTTTTGGTAAAGGTGCTTTAGAAACAGCTAAAGAATCACTAGACCAAAGAATTAATAATGTAGGAATCGATAACACAACACTTGAACTAAACAATTTTGTTCAAACATTAGGTGGAGAGTCTGATGCTAGAATAGATGAAGCAGTAGCAGATGCAGAGGCAAAAGCAAAAGCTGAAAGAGATGCACAAGCTGCAATTGCAGAAGCAAAAGCAAAAGCTGATAGAGACGCAGAAGTAGAGTCAAGAAGACAGCTAGAAGCTAGAATAGATGCTAACAGAAGAGCAGCTCAAACTCAACAATCTTCTCCTGCTCCAGCTCCTACTCCTACAAATGTGGGTAATCCTTTTGGATATGGTGGAGGTAATGGAGGTGGTGCGTCTCCAGGGTCTCAAGGGGCAGGTGGATCAGATGCAATGGGATCTTTTAAAAAAGGTGGAAGGGTTAAGTAATATGCCAAAAGATAACGCACTACAAAAAATAGAATCACACGAAAAACTTTGCCGTATAATGCAAAAACAAACCTACGAGAGAATGAATCAATTACAAACTCAAATAACTAGAATTGAAAGAATACTATTAGTATCAATGGGTTCTGTTATGACTGGTATGGGTGGTGTTATTGTAGTGTTAATACAGAAACTTTAAATCCAAGCTTTTAATTCTTCTCCCATAACTTGACTTGCAACGTTAACTTTTTTACGTAAAGCTTTTACAATTCTTTCGTCAACTGTATCTTCACAAATAATGTCAATATATGTCATAGGTTTGGTTTGACCTATACGATCAATCCGAGCTTCTGATTGTTGACGTTTTTCTAAATCATAACCATTAGAATAATAAATCATATTACTAGCTGCAGTTAATGTAATACCATAACCACCCGTCTGGGGTGTGCCAATAAAAAATCTACACTTGTCGTCTTCTTGAAAACGTTTTATGTTTTGTTGTCTTTCATCTTGTGGTGTCAAACCATAGTAGTCTACAAAAGAATCCTTACCAAATTCCTCTGAAATAAATTTTATAATTTGTTTAACATCACTTTGCCAGTGAGCCCAAATAACAACTTTACCTTCTATTTCATTAAGCACATCTATTAATTCTTCTATACGATTATTTTTTAATTCTTGAGTAGTGCCATCATCAGCTTTGAAGTGACCACAAGTAATTTGTTGTAATCTCATAAGTTGAGTTAAAGCATTAGCTGTTGTTAACATTTTACCGTTTAGAATAGCTAATGCTTCTTTTTTCATTTGAGAATAAACCTTTAATTGATCTGGTGTTAGTTGCACTACACGTTTCATAAAAGTTTTTTTAGGTAAATCTAAACAATCATCTTTTAATACTCTGTAAGAAAATGGTTTTAATTTATCTGATAATTCACCAAGATTACGATAACCAACTACAATCTGCACAGACCTGCCCCCAAAGTTTGCAGTTTTCATAATAGCATATCTAGTTCTAAAAGAATAATAAGAGTTATGATCTAAAAGCCAAGGATCAAGAAACTCACATTGTTTATATAAATCTAACGGAGATTTAGTTACAGGAGATCCTGTAAGTATTCTTTTACACACAGCATGTCTACCAAGAGACACAATATTTTTAGTTCTTTTAGCTTCTGGATTTTTTATAGTAGTAGACTCATCTATAGCCATTAGTGTTTTATGTGAATTTAAAAATTTCAAAGCAAAATCAACACCTTTTTTTGTAGAAAACGCTTCTACATTCATAATTAAAATATGCAAATCAACACCTGGTTGAAACAAAGTATCTAAATTTTGTTTTTGTTTTTTAGTAATATTTGCTTGCCACAATACTGCCTTCTTTTCTATATGTTCGGGTAGATGTGTAGGTATTTCTCCAGAATACCAATTTTTATATACACCTTTTGGTGCCACAATTAAAACACCATTGATCTTACCTTTATCATATAACATGGCAATATTATCTAACAATACTTTAGATTTTCCTGTTCCCATTTCCATAAAATATGCATACGCTTTTTTCTCCCAAGACATATCTAATGCTTTGAGTTGATGGTCGTATGGTTTAGTTTTAAATTTATACTTCATAATTTTTTTCTTTCTAGTTGACAATATAATATTGTTAACCTATATTGTCAAGCATGAAAGAAAATAATTTGTCGGTCGTATATATTATACAAGAAATACCAGGAACTAAATCTGGTAGTCCTAAGATAAATATTATGGGCGCCTCTGAATATGGTGAATTTAAATTTTTATTACCAGAGTTCTCTCAAATTATTTTTTCTCCTGGTCCTTTAATATATAAATTAAGACAAGGATTAAAAAATTTTAAATCAAAAGATTATTTACTACTTACAGGTGACCCTGCTATAATAGGTGTTGCATGTTCGATTGTTTCAGATATGACAAGTGGTAATTATAATTTACTCAAATGGGATAGACAAGAAAGAAAATACTATCCAATAGCAATAAATTTATACGAGAAAGGAAAAATAGATGAGTGATTTACAAAAAATGTTTATTGAGGATGCACCTCAACAAGTTAATGATTTAAGTAATGCTGAGACATTATCTGGCCATGTTTTAGAGTTACAAAAATTAGAAGATGAAATAAAAATGGATGAAGAAAGATTATCAAGAAAAAAAGAACAGGCAGATAAACTTTCGCAGCAAGTAATACCAGAGATTATGGAATCCATGAAAATGAAAACTATGAAATTAAGAGATGGTTCATCAATAGAAATAAAAGAAATTTACAGCGCTACAATTCCCGTTGACAAAAGGGACGGCGCATATAACTGGCTTCGAAACAACGACTTGGGTGATTTGATTAAAAATGAGATCACTGTTTCCTTTGGTCGTAACGAAGATAACAAGGCGCGTGAATACGCTAACCTTGCCGAGGGTAATGGGTATCAACCTCAACAAAAATTGAAGGTTGAACCCATGACTCTCAAAGCACTATACAGAGAGCGAGTTGAAAAAAAATTAGACTTGCCTTCTGAACATTTCAATCTGTTTAAGGGAAACAAAACAAAAATAACAAGGAGCAAATAACATGAGTCAAGAAACAGGAGACTTAACGACAAAACAAGGCGGTGCATTAGCAACATTAGACTTTGTATCAGATTCAGGGATGGGTCTTGAGAACATAGACAAATCGGATCTAGCACTACCTTTTCTGAAACTGTTACAATCAGGTTCAGATGAAACTAAAAAAAGACATGCGAAGTATGTTGAAGGCGCAGAAGCAGGTATGTTCTACAATACAGTTACAAAAAAATTGTATAGTGGAGAAAAAGGAATAGATGTTATTCCAGTCTTTTATAAAATGACATACCCAGAATGGGCACCTTTTGAAAAAAGAGAAGGTAGACCTGTGCATAATGACAGGGGTCCAAGCATAATGAGTCAAACAACTCAGAATGATAAAAACAAAGATGTGTTGACAAATGGTAATGAGATTATCAAAACAGCAAATCATTTTGTGATTATCTTAGGCGACAGGCCAGAGAAAGCTTTGATGACAATGAAATCAACACAGCTTAAAGTTAGTAGAAGTTGGAATTCACTGATGGAAGATCAGTTTGAAATAAATCCAAAAAATAACAAATCTGTACCGGCACCTATGTTTTCTAGAGTTTACAAATTAAGTTCAGTAGAAAACTCAGGTAGTTTTACTTGGCATGGTTATAATATAAATTTGATAAAAAAAGTGGATGACGCTGGAATTTATCAAATGGCAAAAGACTTCCATAACTCGTTAAAAAATAGTCAAGCGAAAGCTGAGTCCGATAAACAGGACTCTAACTATTAATTCTTCTCTTTGAGAAGATAGGGGTAGGGAAGCGAGAGTGGAACTACCCCGACCCGGGATCTTATGGTTGATGACTTTATAAAATTATTTACAGGATACCAAGGTGATTTTGGTATTGCGGACATGTCTTCTGCACAATTAGATGCAGAAAAAAATAAATTAAAACCAAATTATGAATGGGCTGGTAGACCTATAACACAAGGTGATTACAAAGATCACATTGAAGGTAAGATATCAATTGGTATACAACCATGTAGATTAGATAAAACTGCACAATTTGGTTGCATAGACATAGATCCAAAAAATTATTCAACATTTAAAATAGAAAATTACTTAGCTTTATTTCAACAATATAAATTACCTTTGATACCTATGTTATCCAAAAGCGGTGGATTGCATTGTTATATTTTTTTAAGTGAACCAATACCTGCTGTTGATTTAATATCGGCATTAAAATCTTTTTTATTGCCTCTTGGATTAGATCCTGACACAGAGGTTTTTCCAAAACAGAAAGAATTAAAGGAAGATGATAAAGGAGAGATAAAACCAGGTAACTTTATAAACTTACCATATTATAATAATGGACAAACAAATAGATACGCAGTTGATAAAGACAACAATAAATTAGACATACAAAAATTTTTAATTATAGCTGAAGAAAACAGAATAGGTAAAAAAGAATTAGATAAATTAGTTGAACAAACTTATAGAAATATTTTAGTAGGCACAAATGAAGAGTTTAATGATGGTCCACCTTGTTTAGCTTTATGTTCTAAAAGAAAATTAGATGATGGCAGAGATAGATTTATGTACAATTATATGGTCTTTGCTAAAAAGAAATACAAAGACAAATGGCCAGACCACGTTGCAAATGCTAATTATAACTATTTAGAAACACCTTGGGACAAATCAAAACTAGATTCTAAAATAACTGCATGGAAAAAAGATACAGCAGGTCATACTTGTTACGAAGATCCAATACATAGTAAATGCATGCGTAGTCTTTGTTACTCAAGACCTTTTGGAGTTAAGTCAGATAGTATTACAATGTTCCCAGACATTACAGACTTTGAAATAATTATGTATGCGGAACCTGAGTATAGATTTAACGTAGCATTACCGGATGGCACTAAAGCTGGCGTTATAGCAAACAACAGAAGAATGATAACTAAACAAACAGAACTATTAGATTTGATATGGGAGCAAACTGGTATCTATCACGAACCATTAAAACCAAAAGATTTTAGAGCAAAACTTACAGAGTTTAGAAAAAACTCAGTTAAGATAACTCCTCCTGCAGGAACACAAATAGAAGATAGATTAAACGAAGAGTTATATCAATATTGTGTTAATGGGCCAAGAGCAAAAACTAGAATACAAATTAACAGTGGGTCTTGTTTAACAGAGGATGGCTTTCATTATTTTAAATTTAATTCTTTTATTGATCATTTAGGTGCAAGTTGGAAAATACCAGAAGAAAGAATAGCACAGAAATTAAAAGACAAGTGTGATGTAGAGTTTAATCACTCTTTAAATGTTGATGGTAAAACAATGAAAGTTTGTAGGGTAAAACAATTACACATAGATAAGATAGAATACAAACCAGTGGAAAGAAAAGAGAGTAATTATTAATGAGATATAAAGTAGTGGGCCCACCAGGCACAGGTAAAACAAGAAGATTATTAAACGAAGTACAAAGATATGTTGATAAGGGTGTGCAATTAAAAAAGATAGGATATTTTGCCTTTACACGTAAAGCAGCTGGTGAGGCAAGAGATAGATTTTTAAAAGTTAAAACTGAACTTACAAAAAAAGAAATAAAATATTTTCAAACGCTACACTCTTTGGCTTTTAATACATTGGGACTAAAAGAAGAAAACGTTATGCAAGATTTAAACTATAAAGTTATTGGTGAAACCTGTGGTATACAAATTAAATATGCATCCTACGAAACAAATAATTGGAATGGTATATTTTCATCCGACAGTGAATATTTAGGATTAATTAATTTAGCAAGAGTAAAACAAATATCTGCGTTGGATCAATTAGATCTTAATGAACATCTATCAAAAATAGAGCGTGATAAATTAGATGCTATAGAAAAAGAAATTAGAAGTTACAAAGATGTGTATGGTTTAATTGATTTTACCGACATGATACAAAAATTTTTAGATCAAAACGTTACCCCAGACTTTGATGTTATATTTGTAGATGAGGCACAAGACCTGTCCTTAATACAGTGGTCCATGATAAACAAGATAGAAAAAGATACAAATTGTGATGTATGGGTGGCGGGTGATGATGATCAAGCAATATTTGGTTGGGCTGGTGCTGATGTAGATTCTTTTATAAATTATGAAGCAGAGGAAATACAATTAAAACAGTCAGAAAGAGTGCCAAATACTATACAACAAATTGCATTAAATGTCATTGATAGAATAGAAGAAAATAGGATTGACAAAGAATATTTTCCAAAATCTGAAACAGGTGAAATTTTTGAAAGATATAAATTATCTGACATAGATATGTCTACAGGAGATTGGTTAATACTTACAAGAACAAAATCATTATTAAAATCTGTGCCAACATATTTAAAAAAGAAAGGTTTGTTTTTTGAATCTGCACAAGGAAATAGTATTGGTAAAAGTTTATATGAAGATATAAAATACTGGTCAAAATTACAGAAAAAAATAGAACTTCCAGACATACAAGTACAAAAAATTAAAGAAAGAATAAAAGGTAACATGAATTTATCTTTGCAATGGTACGATGCATTTAATAAATTAACAGATAGTCAGATAACATATATGAGATTATTATTGTTAAATAATGAAGATCCAACTAAAGATGCAAGAATAAAAATATCTACAATACATGGAGCAAAAGGTGGCGAAGCAACTAATGTTGTTTTGTTTTTAAATGAAACAGCTAACACAATAAAAGGAGCAAAAAAATCAGCGGCTAAACAAGATGAAGAATATAGAGTTTGGTATGTTGGTATAACAAGGACTATGAAAAATTTATATTTAATAAAATCACAAAACAAATCAAAGGAGTTTAAACTATGAGTAAAGTTTGGAACAAGCAGCATGGCGGGAGTCACTACCAAAAATATAAAATTCAACCCAGTAAGTTTGTAGTGGAGAATAAATTGCTATATCCTGAAGGTTGTGCTATAAAATATATAATAAGACATCAAGATAAAAATGGTAAGGAAGATCTTTTGAAAGCTATACATTTTATAGAAATGATTATTGAAAGAGATTATAAATGATTTTTAAAGCACAGACAGAGTGGGTAAAACCCACAGAGTTTCCAGATTTAAGACAAGCAGACACAATAGCGATTGACTTAGAAACACATGACCCAAAGTTAAAAACTATGGGCACTGGTTCTATTATAGGTAGAGGTAAGGTTGTGGGTGTAGCAGTGGCCGTGGATGGTTATTCTGGTTACTTTCCATTTGATCATGAAGGTGGAGGTAACTTAGAAAAAGATAAGGTATTACAATGGTTTAGAGATGTCTGTCAATCTCAAGCAGATAAAATTTTTCACAACGCGATGTATGATGTGTGTTGGATTCGTTCTATGGGTATAAAAATAAATGGTAATATTTATGATACAATGATTGCAGCGTCATTAGTAAATGAAAATAGATTTAGATATGACCTTGGATCATTAGGATGGGATTATTGTGGTCAAGGTAAAAATGAAACTGAATTAGTTAATGCTGCAAAAGAATGGGGTGTAGACCCAAAAGCTGATATGTGGAAGTTACCTGCAATGTATGTTGGTAATTATGCAGAACGTGATGCAGAACTTACATTAGCTTTGTGGCGAGTCATGCAAAAAGAATTAAGTGACCAGGATCTAGGAGCTATTTTTGATTTAGAGACTGAACTTTTTCCTTGCCTCGTTGATATGAGGTTTTTAGGAGTAAGAGTAGATGTTCAAGCTGCTCAAAAATTAAAGAAACAATTAGCTGCAGAAGAAAAAGAATTATTACAAACGATAAAAAAAGAAACACAAGTAGACGTTCAAATATGGGCAGCACGCAGTATTGAGAAAGTTTTTCAACACCTTCACCTACCTTATGAGCGAACCGAAAAAACAAATTCTCCATCTTTTACCAAAAACTTTCTGTCAACACATGAACATCCTTTGGTTAAATGTATAGCAAAAGCAAGAGAAATAAACAAGGCACATACTACATTTATTGATACAATATTAAAACATGAACATAATGGTAGGATTCACGCAGACATAAATCAAATTAGATCTGATACAGGAGGAACAGTAACAGGAAGATTTTCTTATTCGAATCCAAACCTACAACAAATTCCTGCTCGCAACAAAGATTTAGGTCCATTAATACGATCCCTATTTGTACCTGAACCTGGTTGCGAGTGGGGATGCTTTGACTACAGTCAACAAGAACCAAGATTAGTAGTTCACTATGCATCCCTTGATCAAGACACAAGCGTCTTTGGTGTTAAAGACTCCTATCTGGATGATAATGCTGACTTTCATACCATCGTTGCAAAAATGGCCGATATACCAAGATCGCAAGCAAAAACAATTAATCTTGGATTATTTTATGGTATGGGAAAAGCAAAACTGCAGGCAGAGTTAGGAGTATCAAAACAAAAAGCAGAAGAATTATTTTCTATTTATCATAACAGAGTTCCGTTTGTAAAATCATTAATGAATTCTGTATCAAACAGAGCACAACAAAGAGGACAAATAAGAACATTATTAGGTAGACTATGTAGGTTTCATTTATGGGAACCAAATCAATTTGGTATACATAAAGCTCTTCCATTTGACCAAGCTCGCCAGGAATACGGACCAGGCATCAAGCGGGCTTACACATACAAAGCTTTAAATAAATTAATACAAGGATCAGCTGCTGACATGACTAAAAAATCTATGTTAGAGTTGTATAAGGAGGGCATTGTTGCGCATATACAGGTGCATGATGAGTTGGATATTTCTGTAGAAGATGATACAAAAGCAAAACGTATTATTGAAATTATGGAATCCGCAGTTGAACTAGAGATACCTAATAAAGTTGATTATGAATCTGGTAAAAATTGGGGTGATATAAAATGAGGATTTATTATGGCTTATTTAAATGCAAACATTCCTGTAGAGTATGCACAGATAAGAAGAGAATATCTTTATGATCTTAAAAAACATCATGGAGAAGTTGAAGACTGTATTATCTTTGGTGTTACTTGTATTACAGGCCGTGCATTGTTGTTTCACGCAATTATGGAAAATGGTGCAATCTTTTATCGTCTCCCAATTACGGCTTTTATTCAACGTGGTTATGAACCGAAAGCTGTTCCGATTCGCAGACTTGATGAACTTCAACTTTGGAATTGTTTTTCTTATTATCCTTCTGTTCATTGTTGGGATATTTTAGACGCACA